ATGACAAATGGCTATGAGGCAGAAAGCGATGATTCGATTAATGATCGCATTGATGATACTCAGGACACCATGCAATGGCTGGTCGCCTCCGCAGGGAAAATATTTATCGGCACTGCCGGGTATGAATTCTCCTATGGCGAGCAAAGTCTGACTTCCGTTTTTGGCGCGGGTAATACAAAGGTTGAGCTGAACAGTACGATCGGCAGCAACGAAGTGCAGGCAGAGCGCCTTTTTGATCGAGTTGCGTTTGTGCAGCGTGCTGGGCGCAAGGTGATGATTGCCGCCTATGATTCGGGCAGTGACTCGTTTTCAGCAACCAATTCCTGCATTCTGGCCCCATCTGTTTACGTCTGAAATAATTGCTCTGGCGTATCAGCAGGAGCCCAACCGGATCCTTTGGGTGTTGCTGGAAGAAGGCAAACTGCTGGGACTGACCTATGACGCAGAGCAAAACATCACCGGCTGGCATGAGCATGCTACCGGCGGTGCGGTGGAAAGTATTAAGGTCATTCCGGATATCGATGGCGGACGCGATGAGCTGTGGATGGTTGTTAGACGAACCATAAACGGCGCAACGGTGCGCTATCTGGAATATATGCTGCAGGAATATGACAGCGCGTTTATCACCCAGGAATGGGCGCGAGTGCTGGATTGTATGGCGACATACAACGGTGTTGCGACAACGGTCATTTCCGGGCTGGGGTTTCTGGAAGGGCAGACGGTGGCAGTCGTGACCGACGGCGCCACGCACGCATCGCGAACGGTAAGCGGAGGCAGCATCACGCTGGACTGGCATCATCTCTGTTGTTCACGTCGGAATCAATAATGCGGCTGAAATTATCACCTTGCCTCTGGAAGGGGGTATTAAACGCTTTGCCAAAGCACGACTGCGTTTTATCGATACGCTAGGCGGTAAGTTCGGCGATGAGGGTGGAAAATATCTGGATAAGCTTCGCGCGCGAGACTACTCAGACAATATGGATGAGGCGCCGCCTCTGTTTAATGGCGTAGTTACCGTTCCGTGGCCTGGCGAGTTTAATGAGAATGGAAGCATCCGTATCGTGCAGGACCTGCCGCAACCATGACCATTGTCAGCATCGATCCAGTAGGAGAAATGGAAGATGACTGAGCCTGTAATCGTCCATCTTGAGGAGTTCCACCTTAATGAAATATTCCCGGACTCATTACCGCCGGAGGCTGTTGCGTCGCTGGTATCTTTCCATCGTTTGCGATGGAATACGGGGAAAAACACTTGCCGCTGGTGGCGCCATCAGTTAGCCCGGGCCGGGTCAGACTCTGGTTACATACCGTACCAGGTGCAGAACAGTTCCCAGTTCATATTTTCCGTGCTGCACTGCGATTTACCGAAATAGCGTTATCCGAAAATTATCGAGTGGAATGTATCTGCGCCGATAACCTGTCTGCCCGCGTTGCAAAAATGCTCAGTTACCAGCAGGACGCTATTATCCGAATTATCAGCCTGGCTGCGACGCCAGATTATTTTCAATCGTGAGGTGATCATGCTGTTTAAACGCAAATTCACACTGGAAACTGACCCGGCATCATGGGCTGCTGGTGCCGCTGTTCTGTCGGCTGGTGCAGGAACTTATTCAGCCATCTCCAGCGCAAATAAAAAAGGAAGCGTCATAAAGCCATCGGCGCAGGTTACGCAGGATGCTTCAGTTGCTGAATCCGATGACCTGCTGCGCGCCGGCAGCGGCAGGGGAACCAAAGCAACGTAACGGAGCTTCGGAACCGCTGCTAATACTTCAGGCCAGAAGACGCTGCTGGGTGGCTGATGATCGTTCCGTTTGAGCCCTGGCACCTGGTAGCCATTACGCCGCAACCACATCAGATCGGCAGTATCAGGACTAAACAGCACGCCGGGAACATTGCCAGTGTCGGCGCGTTTACCTGTCTGCACAATGGCCAGCCTGTGGCTATAGGCGGCATCGTACCGCGGAAAAGTACGGACTGGTATTTGACTCCGGCATAGGGTACGCCTGGATGATGATTTCGGCCGGGATTACTCACCTCTGGCCGGAGATATTCAGGGCAACGCGCCGGGAATTACACCGTGCGCTGGCGAACTATCACCGCATCGAGGCCAGCACCACATTCCCGGAAGGCGAAAGAATGCTGGCGATGCTGGGTATGCGATGTGAGGGCATCTGAAGAAATTTAACCACAGGGGAGAGGATTCTTCCCTGTGGGCGATAACGAGGTGATCTATGGATTCTGTAAACTGGCAGACGGTCGGCGACAGTTTCAAAAATAATGCAGTACCAATAGCGCAAACCTCAAGCTCTGCGTTAAATGCATTCTCATCATTAAGTAGCACGCGTCAGCAATCCAGTAACCTGAACACCAACGCGCAGCTGCTCGACCAGCAAGCAAACCAGACTATTTTAAACACAGGCCAGCAGTCGGCGCTTATCCGCCGCCGTGGTGCTCAGTTTCAGGGAGATCAGGATGCGCGCATTGCTGCGAGCGGTACCGGCTTTGGCGGCACTAATGCGCTGCTGCGCCGGCAGACCGCGCTTAACATCCAGGAGGATGCGAACGCGGTAGCTAACGAGGGCATTCTCCAGTCTGATGCACTGAAGAATCAGGCCAGTGCCATGCGTCAGCAGTCTAAAGCTGCACGACCGGGCTTACTGGGCTATTTGGGGCAGGTACATCAGTGGCGTCAACGTTTCTCGGGCGAAGTACGGCAAGAAGACATAATCTCCTTTCCCCCACCTTTTCAGGAAAATGATTTTAAGCAGCTAAATAAAAGTGCCCAGTAAATAGCTGCAGAGTACTTTCCTCCTGAAACCCACTCAGGAGGAAAGACCATGACCCAACCAACGAAAAGACCCATCATCTTAAGCCAGGTCCAGATGGCGGCGCTGGAGAAAATTCAGAATGATGAGCGCGAGAAATCACCGTATGGCGCCGCCCCCTCAATCCCTGATATAGCCAGGGGGCTGATTGATATAGCACTGGCATATCTGGCGGCCTATGAGACCGAAAAGCCTCGGAATGCATCCCAAAATGCGCTGATTAGACATCAAACAAAGTTAAACCAGATGGAATGTTCTCCCTTAGCCCTGGAGCAATGTAACGACTCAATTATACGTACATTAAATACAGTGCAGCCGGATTCCGAAACCGATGGTAAAGCGGGGAAAAAGTAAATGCCACAACTTCCTTTTTACAACCGTCAGGTGACGACTCAGGGCCTCGGCGCGGGTCCTGTTAACCTCCCCAACTCTACTACTGATCAGCAGTTTTTAGATGAAGGGTCCGACGCAGCGTCGAGAGCTGCGGTATCAATCCAGTCCCATCTGGATGATACTTCTGTACAGGATAATCTCCTGAAGCTTACGTATAGCCGTTACAACCTTGCAGAAGAACAACAAAAGAAATTGGGGATTAATGCCGATGGATCATCTGATCAAGCACTTTCCCAGTTTGACGATTACGCCGCCACCCTCAGGCAAAATATCCCTCAGTCCCGTATGGAGGAGTGGGACAGACAGGCTGCCATCACTCGCCTTCAACTCCAGAGCACAACCGACACACATGAGCTTGACCAGCACCAGGCATTCAAGCGTGGGCAGTATGAAGGTAACCGGGAAATGGCTATCGCAGATGCCCAGACGTTCCGTGCTGATACGCCAAACTATCAATTAACCCTAGCCAGAATGAAAGATAACATCACTTCTTATGGGCAATCTAACGGTTGGTCGCAGGAGCTGATAGATGGTGAAATTCGTAAAACTGAGCAGCAGATGTCCAGCAATGCAATTCAGTCATTTGCAGCAGATCAGCGTGCTCAGCAATTAGCAAACCCAGCTACCTTCACGCCAGGAAACATTACTCCAGGGAGTGTCTGGTCTTCGATGACCTACTTTGAATCAAAGGGGCAGCAGTTTGATGGCAACGGGAAGACGCTTACGTCGTCTGCTGGCGCCATGGGTGTTGCACAGATGCTTCCATCCACGGCAGAAGAAGTAGCCAGAAAGCATGGTATTGCATGGGATCCGCAGAGGTTTATGAATGATGCCAGCTATAACATGAATCTGGGACAATTGTATCACCAGGATTTGACACAAAAATATGGTGGTAATCAGGCTCTAACTGTCGCTGCATATAACGCGGGCCCTGGTGCTATTGATGACTGGATTAACGGAACTAACAAAACAGGTAAAAATAATAGTCTTGTTCGCCTGGGAAATCCCAATAAAGGTGAAATTTCTAACGATCAGTTTATTGCAGGTATCCCATTCAACGAGACCAGGGATTACACGATGGGCGTATTAAGCCGCGCTCAAATACTGACACCGCAGAATGACCTGCAACAAATAACCTCTATGCCATGGTATCAGACTGCCAGCCCGGAACAAAAAAGCGCGCTCATTGGACAAATGGCATCTGAGGTAAACCGCCAACGCGCGTACGGCATGCAGAACCTGCAGGACACCATGCAAAACAACATGGCTCAGATGCAGAATGGGATCATGCCCACGCGTGACGTCACTCGCCAGGAATATCTCTCCTATCTGCCGCAGGGGGCAACTGCACCACAACTTGAGCAATTCAACCGCCAGTATGACGAATATGAAGCGACAAAAGCGCTGGTGCCAACCTATAACACGATAATGACGCAGCCTGTCGCGATGGCGCAGCAGAGTGTTCAGGCGCTATACCCGCAACCCAACGACCCGGATTTTGATCGTAAGATGTCTTTGTACCAGAAAGCTTCCGCCCAGTTGCAGCAGGTAACTCAACAGCGCAAAAGTGATCCCGGCGCGTGGTTTATGAAAAACTCGCCACTTGTGCAGCAGGCATATAACTCATGGCAACAAAACCCCGCCGATCCTACTATGGCACAGTCATTTATTGCTTCGGTGCAGTCAGAGAAAAGCCGATTCGGTATCAGCAGTCAGAAGGTGCTGCCTGACTCGATAGCGCAGGCTATGGCTGAAGGATTTAACAACAACAAAGAAACAACGGTTGAATCCATCAGGCAGCAGCTGAACGCGTTTGGGCCATATTCGCAGGCGGTTGGCCGACAGATTATGGGGCAAAGTAAAAATGGTCCTCTGGTTGGTGCATTATCAGCTGGAAATCCGCGGGCAAGTGTACCGTTGTGGCAGGAAAGAAACACGCCAACGGCAAGCCTGAAGGAGTCCGTGATTGCGAAAAATGGGAAAGGGTCGGATACCTCAGTAGCGCAAGAATGGGCAGATGCGTCTGCAGATTTCCGTCAAACTATGCTTGTGCAGCCAGGCGGTGCAGGAAGCTGGTCCACACTGGACGAACAGGGTCAGCGGCTGACGATGATCAACGTGTTGCGTGGAATGGATGCCGGCGCTGCGGCAAAGCAGGCCGCTGCCGATATGTTCACTAGTCAATACACTGTCAACGATACGTATCGCGTTCCAACGTATCTTGGCTATCAGCCTGATTATATTGCCCGCGGCGCTAGTCTGTTTAAAGACAAACTGACAGCCGATCAGCTTCAGCCTCTTAATTTTGGTAGTAAAACGCCTGACGAATTCACCAAATCGCAGACGCTTTACGAGGTGAAAAATAACGCTCACTGGGTGAATAATTCCGATGATTCCGGGCTGGTGCTTTACCTTGGAAACAACGTACAGAATGATGCCGACGGCAATCCGGTTACTGTCAGCTTTGCCGATCTCGACAAATTGGCGAAAGCTGATCCCTCCTGGTGGCAGAGCGTTAAAAAATTCGCATCCCAGGAGACGCCGTATACACCAGGAACTGAACGAGATGCGCGCGCGCAGAAACTTCAGGGATTACGTGAAACGTACGGCGGCCAGTCGCAAAGCGGCCCATCCTTTTCTGAAGGAATGAGGGACACCAATGCCAATATTCGTTGATGATGGTGACGCAGGTTCAGGCCTGCAGCAGCCAGGTAGTAACTTTGAAAGCGGATTTGGTCAGGCTTTGGGGGCTGTTTTTTCTGAAGGAATGCGCTCAGGACCAGCCAACGCTGGAAGTCGGTTTTTTGAATCCGAGGCCTATGCTAATGATCCTACATCTCCTTTAGTAGATCAGCAGACGGCTCAGCAAAAGTTTGACTCTCTGGGCATCAAAAATATCAAAGTACCCGAACAGGGTGTAACACAAGCGTATCTGGACCATGTAACCGAGACAAGCCGGGCGACACAGGAGCGGCGAGCAATATTGCAGTCCGCGCCTTCCGGCGTAGCAACACCTCTTATTTTTACCGCGGGGCTGGCTGGCGCAATGACGGACCCAGGTAACCTTGCTCTAGGGTTTGTTCCAGGTCTTGGGGAGGTGAGAGCGGCCAGCGTTGCAGGTCGATTTGCACAGCGATTTGTACAGGGTGCCAACGCCGGTGCCGTCCAGTCTCTGGTTGCTGAACCTATTAATGCCCTGGCATCAGCGTCTGAAGGTGATGATTACACCCTCGGCCAGGCAGTGGAAAATTTCTTCATGAACACGATAGCCGGCGGTGGATTGCATGCCTTTGGCGGTGCCATTCGTGATTCAATAGCCGCCAGGCGTCAGCAGCGTTTACAGCAGGATAACCCGCAGGCGGTTTCTGACGCTGCGCCAGCAGGGCAGGCGGATATCGTTAATGCCGCTGGCTCACCCCGGACAACACCCCTGTATTGCGTGACAGTTTTGCCGACGCACAGACTGACCTGGCCCGAACCATTAACACTGGCCTTGATGATTATGCCTGGCAGCGTGCATGGAACGAAACTATTCAGCCCTATCGTGATTCTCTCTCCGGGCAGCTTGACGGACAGTCGCCCCGCATTGCCGACATCAACCGGCAGATTGCCGAAAATGAAGTCTCATTGCAACAGTCAGATCAGCAATTCCGTGACCTGGCAAAACAGTATCAGGGCCAGCGCATGAGCCGAAAACAGGCGGAAGCCCGTGCGCGAAAAGATATTGAGCAAATCCGCCAGAACACTGAGGAATCGACATCACGGTTACGCGAAGAAATTTCTGCCAACCGGGACGCAGAAATCTCACGCGGCAAATTACGCCAGCTTGAGCGTGGGGAAATACCGGATGATCTGGCCAGTCTGATTGAAGCCAGGGCCGGGCAGATCAAACAAGGGTTGCAGGTTTCTCCGCTGGCTGGCGGTGTAAGAACCGCGTCTGAGCGTTTCAGCGATGCGAATATCTTTGTTCGCCAGAATGCACTGAGGTCTGCGATTCGCCAGGCAGTAGACGGTTACAATCCTGATATTGAGGATTTTTTCCGTCTTGCAGATCCGGCGGAACGTAGCGCTGCACTGAATCGCCTGAAGATGCAGGCTGATAACCAGCGGCATTCTGATGCGGCTGCACGTGCAGCCAGCACAGATGCAGAACAAACCATTCAGCAGCGCGGAGATGACGAACTGCGGGCAGCGCAGGAAGACCTGCAGTCTGAAATGGAACTGGCCCAGGCGCATTTTAATGGACTGGAAAATCAGGCAGAAATAAACGCCCACCTTGCCGAAATTCAGGCTGGGGCCGGGGATATGAGTTTTGCTCAGGCTGCACGCGCATTTGCTGCCTGTATGTTGAGGAGAGCTATCTAATGGCACAGGGTGAATTTCTGACAGCCTGCGAGCAGGCAGTAAACACGGCGGCCGGCGCCAACTCGGTGAGGATGAGATGCAGGATCTGGTTACCCGTATGGAATCTACTGTCGCGCGTATACGGGCAGAAAATCAGGGGCTATCCCTGGAGGAAGCCGCTCTCCGTGCTGCTGATGAAGTGGCGCGTGATGATGCGCTGGCGAAGCACATCGAAGCGCGAAACCGGGTTATCAATCTGCGCCTGATGCATGAGAACCTTCAGCGTATTGATGCCTTCGGTGGACGCCCTGATCTCGCCTTGTCCGCTATTATGGTGGGGCGCAATGAGGCCGTGGCCGGTTCCCGCGACAGCGCGTTTAATAACATGCGCCAGTTGCGCGATCACTACATTTCCGGTCTTGCCAATGATCTGGAAGCGCAGGGGGTTTTACCTGTTTTTGCTAATGGTTCACTGGATCAGAATATTGCTGATGCTATGTGGCGGTTGGGAAACAACCTCGATGTGGGGCATATCCCGGAAGACGCAATCAAAATTGCCCGCGTGCTGGAGAAGTGGCAGGAAAAAGCCCGCATCGATGCAAACCGTGCTGGCGCGTCAATTGGCAAACTGCCCGGTTATATTGCCAGACAGTCGCACGATATCCATAAAATTCGCACCGCAGGCTTTGAGGCCTGGCGAGATGCAATCCTTCCGGAGCTTGACCCTCGTACTTTTGAAGGTCTAGACGTTAACGGTCAAAACGGCGTGACCGTTCGAAAAGCGGCGGTGATGACAGAAGACCAAATTTACGGGCCCGCCCGCCCGGCCAAACCACTGAAACCTGAAAACGTTGGAGTGCTGGCGCAGCGTGCTGATGGACGTTTTTATATCAAAGGTATTGTCAGCGAAAATGTCGATCTCATGCGCGGCAACGGGCAGGTGGTGCGGGCGAATTTCCGCAATGGTGATTTGCTGGCTAACGGGCAGGATATCGATCTCGGTGATATCGTTAGTTTCCGTAATGACGGCGGCGAGTGGGTGAGTGTCGCCGGGCGGACCCCGCGTTTTGATCCGGCGGCGCCGGGCGGACTGTCGCCATCACAGGCGGTCATCGACGATTTTTTGCATAACGTTTACGTTGGGCTGTCTTCCGGCGTCCATTTACGTACTGACCGCCCGGACTGGATGACGGGTTTTAAAGGCGGTAGCACCAACGTTGCGCGCCGGGCGAGCCAGGAACGCGTATTGCATTTCAAAGACGGTCTGTCGTGGTACCGCTACAACGATAAATTTGGCGTGGGTAACTTGCGTGAAGCCGTGGGGAGCGGTCTTATTCATTCAGCTGAGACTACCGGACTGATGCGGCGTATGGGTACCAATCCGGAAAACATGTTTAATGAGCTTGCCGACCGGATCGAACAGCGCTACAAAGCCGCGAAAGATGATAATGCGTTGAATAAATTCCGCCAGAAACGAAACACATCTTTGACCAATCAGTTAAAGGAAATCACCGGGCAAACCAACATTCCCGGTAATGCCGCGCTCGCCAGGGTCGCAGCAACAACCCGCGCGATAGAAACCATGATGAAGCTCGGCGGTTCAATGATTTCATCATTCAATGATATCGCTACCCAGGCTATGGAGATGCGCTATCAGGGACGAAATATGTTGGGCTCTGTCTGGGAAGCTACGGCCAATAAAGTCCAGCTAACACGCTGGAAAAATGCGGAGCGTCAGCAGGTTCTTAAATCGATCGGGTTACATGCTGATGCGATGAAAGATGAGCTAATTTATCGCTTCAGCGCTGACAATTCGATGCCTGGTAGAGTTAACCGCGCGATGCGCAATTATTTCCGGTTGAACCTTCAAAGCTGGTGGACGAATAGCAGCCGCTACAGTACCGGCATGATGGTTTCTGAATGGATGGGAGCGCACGCCGGAAAATCATTCCGTGATGTGCCGGAAGAACTGCGCCGGGTTCTATCGATGCATGGCATTGAAGAAAACGAGTGGGCAGCGCTCAGCAAAATGAAACTGCACGCAGCGGACGGTAACGCCTACATGACTCCTGACGGAGTAGCAGATATACCTCGAACAGATATAGAGAATTACCTCACCAACCGCGGGATAAAAATCAATGATCGTTCAGTAGAATACGCTCGCGAGCTTCTCTCCGATAAGGTGCGCGGTTATATACTCGATCGCGTTGGCGTAGCTCTGAACGAACCGGATGCACGCACAATGTCGATCATGAAGCAGGGTATGCAGCGAGGCACTGCCTATGGCGAAATGCTGCGATTTGCATGGCAGTTTAAATCTTTTACAGCCAGCTTTATGCAGAACGCGATCGGTCGAGAGCTCTACGGGCGTGGTTATGATTTTGGTTCACTAAGCCAGAATAATACCTTTCGCAATAACGCTCTGATCCGGGCGATGCGTAATGGAAACGGTGAGCTGATGGCATTGCTCAGCTTTTCCTGTGGGCGACGGCGTTCGGTTATCTCTCCATGCAGACGAAGCTGATGCTTAGGGGCCAGACCCGCGCCCTGCCGACAATGTCAGTACATGGACAGCAGCCATGGCGCAGGGCGGTGGGCTGGGTATTCTGGGGGATTTCCTATTTGGGGAGTACAACCGGTTCGGAAATACCCCGGCGACGTCGCTGGCTGGTCCGTTTGCATCAGATGCAGCACAACTGGTTAATCTTTTTGGACTGACGAAACAGGGGGATGCAAAAGCCGCTGATTACTTCAACTTTGCGATAAACCACACGCCGTACATGAACCTGCATGTGGTGCGCCCGGTGATGGACTTCCTGATCCTGAACCAGATGCGGGAATGGATGTCGCCTGGCTCTTTGCAACGCTACCAGCAGCGCGTGAAGGAAGAGCAGGGAAACGACTTTATTATCCCTCCTTCGCAGTTTATGTTGGGACGATAATCAGTAATCCCTGAACCCAAATTTTTGCAGGATTTTATTGATGCCGATAGTGGAATACCAAGCGATACATAATCCTGCAACAGTTCCGATTACTGCAAAAGGGCCACACAGAATGTTCAGCATTGAAAACCCATCATTCAGAACGGTAACAAAGCTGATTGCTATAGCAATACCGATCGCGAGATATATTACCTGGCTGTACTCACGGTTCATTATTATCCACCATTACAGAAGTATCTTTTTAATATAACAGATAATCAGCCCACTTAGGTGGGCTTAACTTCTTCCTCGATAAGAATCCCAGCAACTTTTACACCATGACATCAATCCGTCCGCATTGTTAGCATTCTTATAGTAACTGGTTCGTTTGCGGCGGATCTCGCAAATTGGACACCATTTGGTGTGCCTAGTGTTTTTGGGGCCATCAAGACAATGGGCGCACCATGTGGTGTAACCATCATGATGGGACTTGCTCGACTTTCTGAACTTATCCATCGGTAGATTGCGACTGCATCTGGTACACACTTTTCTGTGTTCCACCGGCGCAGATTCGGTTTTAGGTGTGATTTGTTTCTGCTCAACTCTTGGCAATGGGTTGACTATCTTCTCCACAGGTCTGCTTGATGCAACAGGCTGTGTTTGGTTTTGCCTTAGAGACTCAATAGCTTTTTGCTTAGCTAATTGTTTGTAGTAATCAGATATCACCGCGTTGTCATAATCCGGCTGTGCGACGTTCACTGTATTTGGTTTAGTGTATTGGGTTGATACACTGTCTATAACCTGTCGTTCACGTATGCTGATTTCGCCGTCATCCGTTTTTATCTTGCGATCTCTGGTTATCTCAGTTCTGTTTGTCACTCTGGTTTTGTTCTGGTTGATGAGGTACAAAATCACAACCACAACGCCCACCACAACCCAAAAAATTTCCATATGGTAATGCTCTTAAAAATTCGTGATAGGTAGAAACATAATCTGACATTTGACAAGAGAAAACCCTGATATTTAAACAGTGGTGTGCTGCGTGGTGAAATGTACTGCGGCATAAATAAGCCCACCGCATGGTGGGCTTTATCATTACTGCCCGCCCGGGCGAGAGTCAGCCGAACGACCACCACAACGTGAACCGTCAGCAGCGGTATCGTCAGGATGCTGGCAGTTTCCGGCGTACGCCTGCGTTACAGATCCCAAAGAGAGCAGAACAAATAACACCGCGAATAATTTTTTCATGCTTTTTGCCTTGTGTGTAGTTTTTAAATCCTATCAGGAACAGGTACCGCCTTTATGATGAGAACCAGTGCCGCCATGTGGGTGGGTGCCTTTCGGGCAAGCCATCGCCGACACTGAAATCACACCAAATACTGCAACCAGTAACAGAGCGATTATTTTTTTCATTCGTCATTCCTTAATCATTGCCATAGGGATAATCCCAAAACCACTATAGCACCTGATTCATTTCATGAATCCTGAAAAATGATCAGCTTTTGCCCAGTGTGAGAGGCCCTATCAAAATCTTCCTTGCCACTTAAATCAGCCATCCCGGCCGGGAGGTAAGGAACGATGAAAATGACACACAGAGTTTCCGAGGTCATCACCTACGGGACGTCAACAGTCAGCGCTACGTATTGGTTTTCGCAGCTGCTTGATTCATACACCCCCGGCCAGTGGGCAGCTATTGGCGTCATTGGCAGCTTGGTGTTCACCGCTTTGACCTTTCTCGTAAATATCTACTTCAAATGGCTCGCGTATCGCCGCGACAAGTTCTCGGAAGAATAATATGGCTTCGACCAAAGCAAAGCTCAGTGCAGCCATGCTGGCGCTAATTGCCGCCGGTGCATCCGCGCCAACGCTCATGGATCAGTTCCTGAACGAGAAAGAGGGCAACAGTCTAACTGCATACCTTGACGGGTCTGGTGTCTGGACGATTTGTCGGGGGCAACCCGCATTGACGGCAAGCCAGTAACGAAGGGTATGAAGTTGACGCAGGCCAAATGCGATCAGGTAAACGCTATTGAGCGTAACAAGGCGCTGGCGTGGGTTGACCAGAACATCAGGGTCCCGCTGACGGCACCACAGAGAGTTGGTATCGCCAGCTTCTGCCCGTACAACATCGGGCCGGGGAAATGTTTCCCCAGCACGTTCTACCGCAAGCTGAATGCGGGCGACCGTAAAGGGGCGTGCTCTGAAATTCGTCGTTGGATTTTTGATGGTGGCCGTGACTGCCGCCTCACCAAAGGCCAGAAGAAAGGTTGCTACGGTCAGGTTGAGCGACGTGACCAGGAAAGCGCCTTGACGTGTTGGGGGATCGATAAGTGAAACCAGAATCCATCGCCGCGGCAGTTATTATGCTTCTTCTTATCATCGGGCTCACAATCGCCGCAGGGCTGGGCTATCGATATAGCTCGGCATCCAGCAGAGCTGAAACTGCTGAAAGTCAGGTGACGCTGCAGGCAAGGGTTATCCAAATACAGGCGGACAATATCGCTGCTTTTCAAACTATAAGCGGCGATGTCCAGGAAAAAAACAGGGCGGTAGATGCCGGTACAGAGGAAAAAACCATTGAATATCGAACGATTCTCAAGCGCGAAAAAACGTGTGATATGCCTGTTCCTGCTGACGTTTCTGGTGGGCTGCTCGAATACACGAACAGTTTACGTTCCAGCGCAGTGCACGCCTATACCGACGGATCTGACAAGCCCAGTACTGGCACCATTACCGCCGGCGAACTGACATATTGCCAGGCTGTTTTATGGATAACCCCATTACTTGCTGCCATTGAAAAAGCAAATAACCAGTTGGCTGGTATTCGCCAGATTGAACAGAAAAGACAGGAGACAAAATGACGAACGTGCAAATGGGCTTACTTTACTTCAGCGTAGTGGTATCGGCTCTATATCTGGTAGCGGGCGGTTACAAGTCAATCCGGGCCTACTTCCAGAAAAAATTTGATGATGCTGTCGCAGCCAAAGCATCGGAAACCACCGAGAAATAACCCCTCAGGGCCGCATATTGCGGCCTTACTTTTGCCCAGCTTCAAAACGATTCTGACAATGCCACCATGTCGAACTGTTTTGGAGTAGATGATGGTCGAGAACGACACTTCATCGGTTGAGTATCAGCTATCAACCAGCACTGGCCCTTTTAGCATCCCTTTCTACTTCATTGAAAACGGGCATATTGTCGCGGAACTGTATACACAGAACGGTGACGACTTTAACAAAACTACGCTGACAATTGACGTTGATTATTATCTGAACGGCGCCGGCGATAAGAATGGCGGTCAGCTGACTTTGCTCTCCGCACACAGTGGCGCTACGCTACTGATTTATCGTGATCCCGATGCGACCCAGTTAACCAGTTATCTGGCGACCGGTAAGTTTCCTGCGACAAGCCATGAACGCGCGCTTGATAAGCTGACTATGCTTATCCAAAAATTCGGTTGGTGGTGGGACTCTTTGGCTCTGAAAAGGCCAAATATCTTCGCTAACTATTATGACGCGCTCAATAACCGCATTCGTAACCTGCGTGATCCTTCACTGGCGCAGGATGCCGCAACAAAAAGCTACGTAGATAGTGGTGATATCGACCTGCAGCAGCAGATAACCAGCAACTTTAATCGCTCACTGCGTGTCCCTGATTCCTATATAAACCAGCTACCATCGGCCCAAGACCGCGCCTGGAAGGGGTTAGGTTTTGACGGCGCCGGCCAACCTAAATTGCAGGACCCTGCAGGAACGGGGCTATGGGGATACGTTCCGGCCATAGGTTCGTTTGAGCAGGGATCGTTACTTACTCAACGTTTTGAGGTTCTTCTGTGGGAATCCACGGACGAATACTGGCGCTGGGATGGCGCAATGCCGAAGATAGTTCTACCCGGCAGCACGCCGGCGACGGCTGGCGGTACAGGAAAGGGTAAGTGGATCGACGTTACCGATGCGACTCTTCGCTCAAACCTGGGTTCAAGCGAATCTGATCTGGGTGGCGCGCTGGTTAATATCGGTCAGGCCACAGTTCGGGATGTTGTGCGGGCAAATATTTTGTCGTACATGAGTAAAACAGACCAGTTAGCAATAAAGGGGGTTGTCGGAACAGAAGTTGTTGTGGACTATGCACTACGGGCTGCAATTGATGATGGCGTTACTGTTCTGGAGTGTCCACCCGTCCCTGGTATTTATGTTTTTGGGCAAAGCTTGGTTACCCTTCCCATTGGGTTTTCATTCGAAGGTAAATCAAGAAGAACGTACACAGCAACTTCAGATGCATCCTTTAATAATGTAGGGACGGTGTTCCGTTTGTTTAATGGTGCCTCTGCCATTTTCAAATTAACCTCCCGACATACGTTCAGACAGGTTGTTTTTGATGGGCGTAATAAAACCGCGCGTTTTATGCAAGGTAATGACCAAACACAGTGGTGCCGCTTTTATGACTGCGGGATACACCGTTGGTATGTTGGTATTGGTAACTCAAGCCCTAATGGTTATTCAGCTACGCTACTCGTCTCTGGGGCACAATCTCCAGTAATACTATTGGCGTAAAAAACGTTATTGATTCTCTGTTCCTGGGGGCAACAATTAATGCCAATGATACCGATGGTGTTCGATTGCTTACCGGGGCGAATAACAACGCATTTATCGGTGTCAGGAATGAGTGGAATAACGGTGATAACTACTATGGTTATGGGTGTAAGCGAATCCTGATTCAGGGTGAGTTGATAGACCGAGCTGGCAAACGTGCAGTAGCTGCTGTAGGTGGTGCACAGTTTACCCTTTCTGGTGTAACAGTACAGCGTTCAGGTCGATTAGCAACTGAAGGAACTACTGAGGATGCTCACTATTATATCGAAGGTGACACCTCTTCTATCATAGAAACAGCAGTCCATACCACTACAGGTGCAAACGATGATGGATCAGGAAGACAATCACCGACGTATATACTAGCCACTGGCGGTAGTTCTTCCGATGGTGAAGCTTTCATCGCTTCAGCATCTAACCTTTCAGGTTACACTGGAACTTCGTGGCTGCGTTCAGGATATGTTAAAGGGTTATCAGTGATTGGTTGCACTGGTGTGGAAGATGTTAAGAATTTTGGTCTACGCCGTATTGAGGATGGTGTGCAATACCTCGGTGATGCCGTGCCATCCCTGTCGCTATCTGGAGCGGGCAGCACCGCAACCCTAACTTTCACAACGACATCACAGACCTTTTCACGGTACACCGCTGATTTGCTTGTTCGTACTCTGGAATTTAGAGTGCGTAATAATACAAATACAGGAGCAGTTGCGTATTACTCTGTCAACTTAATTATCTCTCGTGAGCAAGCGTCGGCTGCTTTAGCGGTAGATACGGCTTCTGTTAGAACTTTCTCTACCCTTGGTAGTGGGACGTGGGGGATCGCTTCTGCTTCTCCAACCGGGGTTTCTCTGGCTTTTGCTATCTCTGCGGATGGCACCACACTAACCGTCACATTAACAGCTATTGACTCTGCAAGCCGAATTATTAACGCAAGATTAAGGGCATAATATGGAAACTGAAACTAACGACGCATTTGATATCTGGTACAAGGAAGTGTGTACACTGTTGGCACAAGATGGAAAGTGTGCACCATATAAGATGGCGTGGATGGAGTTTTATGAAAGAGGTGTAAGTATAGCGGATGCTGCTAATATAGGTCCGTATGAATCAATATAAAAATATCCCGCCAGGGATGGCGGGTGTTATTATTCATAAAATTTGTCAAACGCAACCTCTACCGTCAGTCCCTGCTCGAAAAACTCCAGCCAGGCCATTTTGTAAGGGGCGCGTCCACCATGATCAAGTGCATAAGCACATAATTCCTCATACCAGATATCAAATGGTGACTGGTCGGGAATGGCGTCACCATCCGTTAACTCTTCAAAAAACGCATCGCTCATAGATCCCCCGTTAGTTATCCAGGACTGTCACGCGTAAAAACCGTCCGATACCGTCAACACTGGTGAGCGTGACGGTTGTCAGTGTGGCATCAGCATTAACCGCCAGTGATACATTGACGCCTGTCGCGCCAGTGACAGCGTAGGCTCCCGTGGGCGATGAACGGGCTTCAGAGGTGTACAGGTCAACATTAGCGGCCTGTACCACGCGCCTTATCTGAAACGGTAGTTTGAATTTTCCTGATACCCCGCCTGATGTTAGCGATTCAATCAGGAGCGTTCTGCACAAAGGGAGCGTTGCCTGGGCTGTCGTGGGATCTGCTAATCCCGTTTCCTGAAAACTGAGGGTCAGTACAGCGCCAACTCCGGACGTCAGCACCTGATTGCTTTTAACACCCCCCACGTTGTTTCTGCCATTCTGGAACTGATACAGGCCGGTCGTTATCAGGTCAGCCAGGCCTTTATTTCCCCTGATAATCATTTTCTCGGCAGTGGTAATTTGCCGAAGCGCAGAAATGGTATACCCCGACAAATCACAACCATTGGCGATAAAAGTCATATCCGTGGAGCCACCACCGGTTGTCAGCACCCTTTCTGGCGTCAGGGTTCCCTGACCGTCATCATCAACGCCGGTTCTTGTCACGACATTGCTGAGCATGATGTAACTGCCAGCGCCCTCCATGTAAAAATGAGTATTATATGAGGAACCTGCCGCCGAGGTTCGGCCAGGCCGCTGGGAGAATACATCCCCAATGAGAAAACCTCCGCCATTAAGCACCGCGAAATTTGCCGAGCCGTTACGGTCAACCAGCTCACCATTAATAATGTTTCCGACTGAGCCATCAGCCAGATATCCCACACCGCCATTCCATTCATTTCGAATATTCTGGAAGAGATTATTATTGGCACCGTTGCGCAGATAAACACCGTGACGGGTATTGGCGTTAATAGTGCAGTTAATCAGGCGCGAATCAATCAGATTATAAACCCCATCATTGTTTGAGCAAATAGAGGACATGCCCACCTGAACAGAGGTGTAGGCGTAACTCCCAATGCCATACAGGAAACGATAAACACCGCAGTTAAACAGTATCCCGCCGCGAGGTTGATTTTGCTGATTAAACAGTGGTCTGCTGCTGTCCCTGCCGTCAAGAAGCAGGCCGTAAAAGCGGGGAACGGTTCCCGGCCCAAAAATATAATCAGCTCCTGCCGCTTTTCGAATGACAGCACCTTTATTGAGAAACGACGAATCGTCCGTAATTGTGTACGGTTTAACGCAAGGTGAAAATGAAATCAACGTTACAGGAGAGGGTACGGTGACGTCGCCCGCGAGCGTATAAATACCCTTGACGTCATGCGGCCAGAGAATCGATTTATGCCCTTCGTCGATAAGAGCCTGCAGCGCATAGCCAACATCGACCTCGGCACCAGGGGTGTTGAGCATCGTGTTAATATCCGCACGGGTCATTTTCCTGAAGATGTTATTCTCTGCTAACTCCCTCACGGTGGCGTTATCGATGCTCACCAAAGCACCGCCTAAATCAGCTTCGCCTGAACCCAGGTTTACGCGAACAATATCGGCAATTTACAATCAGCCTTTTCAAAGGGTTGCATAATGCTGATTGGCTACGCGCGGGTATCTACCGGCGATCAAAACCTCGATTTGCAGAAAAATGCGCTGGTTCGCGCAGAATGTGAGCAGATTTTCGAAGACACAGCGAGCGGGAAAAACGCCAGACGACCAGGGCTTAGGCGTGCTATTCGTCGTTTAAAACCAGGGGATTCTCTTGTGGTCTGGAAGCTGGATCGCCTTGGGCGGAGTGTTCGTGACCTCATAACTCTGGTCTCAGAGCTGCAGGACAGAGGTATTCACTTTCGCAGTCTTACTGACAGCATCGACACCTCGACTCCTGCGGGACGTTTCTTCTTCCACGTCATGAGCGCCCTGGCGGAAATGGAACGCGAGTTGATAGTGGAGCGTACCCGAGCCGGTTTAGCCGCTGCGAGGGAGCAGGGAAGGGTCGGAGGCCGCCGCAGAATTATGACCAGGGAGGTTGTGGAACGCTGCCGCCAGATGCTGGTGAACGGAGCCAGCCGGCAGCAGGTTTCCGCGGTGATTGGTGTCGATGTGAAAACCATCTATCGCTATTGCCCCGCATCAGAGGTCATCGTCGATAAGAAATAGCGAGGGCGAATCCATCCCGGCATCCAGATAATCGATCGCTCTCTGGAGTTGATGGAGCAAGGCTTCCGCCCTATCCCTGGAGATACAACAAAACAGGTCAGGAAACTCTTTCAGTGGCCAGTGAGGTACAGACGCCATATTGTCAGTAAAAGTAGCATAGAGGAACACCTGACGGGTTAAAGCCGAATGGCTGACATTAAAGCCAGTCAGTTCTGGAATGCTCGATGCGTTGGATTCTCTGTTGATCATTTTGGTTACCTGTACTGTTTTTATGTACAGTATTTTTACTCTTGAAACTGTGAGGGAGTCAAGGGAGAACCCTTAAAAGTTGAAAGAATAAAGCCCATGCATTAACTGTAACTGATTGATTTATAGCTGTGTAAAAAAAACAACTTTATTCTATGAATGCACCATAACATTCTGATTATAAAGTCATTTGATTTGGTCTTGAAAACCGGCGACCCGAAAGGGTTCCAGAGTTCGAATCTCTGCGCTTCCGCCATATAAAAGAAGGGGTTACCGAAAGGTAACCCCTTCTTGCTTTGTCCGGTCGGTCGTGCATGACCCGGACAGCGACCGACGACGTTTTCATTCCCACAGCGCTGACGGATACATAGCCCGTCGCATGGCAGGAATTTTCACAACGCCCGCTTATTCTTCGACAATCCGCGCCTTCGGTTTGCTCAGCAGGAGCATGACCAGCGCGACGTAGGGCATTGGCTTCCAGAAATAGTAGCCCTGCAGCAGATGAATATTCTGGCGATTAAGATAATCCCGTTGGGCCTCGGTTTCGACGCCCTCGGCAATGATGCGCAGTGACAGCGTCCGCGCCATCTCTATCACGCAGTCCAGCAGCTTGCTTGCCGGCGCCTCCCCGGTTACCCGGCCGACAAAACTCTGATCGATTTTGATATAGTCGAAAATCAGCTCGTGGAGACAGGAAAGCCCGGAATAGCCGGTGCCAAAGTCGTCCAGCGCGATGGAAAACCCGCGGGAGTGTAACGTATTGAGCTTGTCCACAACCGCCCCGTTGAGCAACAGCGGCTCCTGCTCCGTGATCTCCAGCATCAGCTTCACCGCTTTACCCTCAAAGCCGCGCTGATAGTGCAGGCAGTCATCGATAAACGTCGGCGCGTTAATATGTGACACGCTGATATTCAGGCCAATATGAAACCCATCCGGTAGTTTACTAAAGAGTGGTCTCATCTGCGCGTTGACCTGCGCCATCAGGCTGCGGGTTAGGGGAATAATTAAGCCGGTACGTTCGGCCAA